AACGCCCGAGGCCGCCGCTACTGCGTGATAGGCCCGACGCGGGAGATCAGCGACTGGGTCAGGGATTGCCACGAGTACCACGAGGAGCTGACGCCGTTCTTCCTGCCGATGGTGGAGCGTCCGTTGCCTTGGTCCAATCCGTGGATCGGTGGATACCGTCAGCTGGACTGGAAGCCCCGTCCTCTGGTGAAGAGCCGGAACAAGTCCTACCAGACCGAGCTGGCCGCTTGCGACCTGAAGGACATCTACTCCTCCGTCAACCTAGTCCAGTCCACGCCTTGGATGGTGGACAAGGAAGTGCTGGCCCTAGTCGAGGACTGCTGGAAGGAAGGCTCCAAGATCGATGGTCTTCCCAGCGCCCTCGATGAACAGGTTCCAGCGAAGCCCCACGACATCGAGACGAACGCCGAAGCCCGCCGTCAATGGCGCAAGGCCGCAGCCAAGGTCTACTTCCACAACGAGTCTCTTGAGAGCCAGAGGCTCCAGCTGCTGAAGACCATGATGGTTGGCAGCAAGATGAAGGACTACGAGCGCATCTACCATCCGATGCAGCTTGACTTCCGAGGCCGTGGATATCCGCTGCCCCTGTACCTTCATCCGCAGGGAACATCGGTCGCCAAGGCCATGCAGCGGTTCGCACGGGGCAAGCAGATCACCACCGAGGAGCAGCACCAGTCGCTGATGCTGAACACGGCGAACAAGTTCGGGCTGGACAAGAAGCCGAGGAAGGAGCGGCTGGACTGGGTCGAGAACAACATCGACATGATCCGTTCGGTCGCCTCCGATCCACACACCTACACGCAGTGGACGGAAGCCGATGATCCGTTCTCCTTCTACGCATCGTGCCGGGAACTCTCCGCGTTCAGGTCCAAGGGCTTCGGCTTCAATTCACGACTCCCAATCGGCATGGATGCGACCACGCAGGGATTGCAGATCTACGCGATGCTGCTCCGCGATCCCGTGGCTGCCGCTGCGACCAATGTCCTTCCTTCCGAAGCACCAGCCGATCCATACCTCGCCGTCGCAAGCAAGGTCATCGAGCGACTGAAGTCCTCGTCGTCGTCCTATGCAAAGCCCCTGCTTGAACTAGGCATCGACCGAGCGACGACCAAGCGCCAGACGATGACCCTTCCATACGGCCTGACCCAGCACTCGTGCATCAACTACACGCGGGAGTGGCTGGACGAGAAGCTTCGAGGTAGGGAGAATCCGTTCGGCCTTGAGGTCTACAAGCCAGCTGCGTTCCTCGGCAAGCTGATCTGGACCTCGATGGAGGATGTGGTCGGCTCGGCGACCCGTGGCATGAAGTTCATCCGAGACCTCATGGGACTGCTCGTTGACAACGGCGTGACCCCGAGGTGGATGACTCCTCTTGGACTACCAGTCCGCATGAGGTACGAGAACTACGACTCGATCATGGTCTCGACCCGCGTAGGCGCGAAGGCCCGAGTACTGACCATCCGAGAGGAGAACGGAACCCAGTCGAAGCGCAAGGCTCTCAACGGAGGCGCTCCGAACTATGTCCACAGCCTCGACGGATTCGGTGGTCTGCTCGGCCACACCATCAACCTTGCATCCAAGGCCGGAGTTCAGGACATCGGTACGGTCCACGATCAGATCCTCACTCTTGCGGCAGACGCTCCAATCGTCTCAAGGTGTGTTCGCCGCGCCACGGTTGACCTGTTCAGCCGCGATCTGCTGGGTGAGTTCCGCGCACAGGTCTTGACAATGCTGCCTTCTATGGTACAATGCCCTGTAACTCCAGAGTACGGTTCTCTGGACATCAACGAGGTGTTGAGTAGTGAGTACTACTTCAACTGAGAATCAGTCCAACAATTGGACTAGGAGAACAGCAGACAATGAGTATGAAGAAGAACATCGTTCGTTTCACCACGCCCGTCGGCATCGCCGTCTACCCGAAGCTTGAGAAGCCCGACACCAAGTTCGATGCGAACGGCGTGTACTCGGTCGATCTCGACATCGTGGAGGCCGATGCGGAGAAGCTGATCAACACGCTGACTGGCATCGCCAGCAAGGACTACGAGGAGGAGTGCAAGGCCAAGGGCAAGAAGAGCCTGAAGCGGGCCGACTTCCCGTGGAAGAACACCGAGGACGGCAAGATCCGCTTCAAGTTCAAGCTCAAGGCCAAGGGTGGCACGGGCGAGAAGCAGTGGGATCAGAAGCCCGCGCTGTTCGACGCTCAGGGCAACCCCGTGAAGGATCTCAATGTCGGATCCGGCAGCACCATCAAGGTCGCCTTCGATGTCGTTCCGTACTTCACCTCGATGGTCGGCCACGGCCTGAGTCTCCGTCTCCGCGCCGTTCAGGTGCTGGAGCTGAAGCAGTACCTTGCGGGCGACAACTTCGACGCCTTCGGCTTCAAGGCGACCGACGGGTTCGTCAAGGAGCAGGAGACCACGGCTTCGTTCGAGTCCGAGGAGAGCGACTTCTGAGATTCACTCTTTGGGTTGACCCTGTGGCTGCCTCCCGACCTCGGGTAACGAGGAGCGGCAGGGTCTACTACCCGAAGAGATACGACACATTCCGCAAACTCGCGTGGGCAGCCCTTGGTGAGATGAGCCGACCCAAGGGCTGCCCTTTCTCCTGTCCTCTGGAAGTGGAGATCACCTTCTACTGCCAGACGCCGAAGAACCCCAGCAACCCGTATCCCATAGGCGACATCGACAACTACCAGAAGGGTGTGCTCGATGTGCTGAACGGATGGGCGTGGGGCGACGATGTGCAGATCTGCAAGATCACCGCACAGAAGAAGTATGCGGAACAGCCGAGAATCGAAGTGGAAATGAGGGAACACAATGTCGAGCCAGTCAGAGTTCGTAAGACACGAGCCGTGTCCTGAGTGCGGAAGCAAGGACAACCTTGCCCGCTACACGGACGGACACGCTTGGTGCTTCGGGTGTAACTACCGAGAGAGAGCAAAGGGCAGTCCAACAATTGGACTGAAAACCAAGAGGACCAACATGATCGATGTGACATACACCCCGCTGAAGAAGCGCGGGATCAGCGAGCAGACTTGCCATGTGTGGGGATACGGGATCGGGGAGTTCAACGGCCAGACCGTTCAGGTGGCCCAGTACTACAGGGACAACGAGGTCGTGGCGCAGAAGCTCCGCTTCCCGTCGAAGGACTTCGTAGTGCTCGGAGACCTGAAGGACTGCGGTCTCTACGGCCAGCACCTCTGGCGAGACGGCGGCAAGATGGTCACCGTCACCGAGGGTGAGATCGATGCACTGAGCGTGTCTCAGGTCTTCGGCAACAAGTGGCCCGTAGTCTCCGTGCCTACTGGAGCGTCGGGTGCGGTAAAGGCTTTCCAGAAGAGCCTCGAATGGCTTGAGACCTTCGAGACCGTGAACATCATGTTCGACGATGACGATGCGGGGCGTAAGGCGGCCAAGGAGTGCGCCCTGCTGCTTACCCCCGGCAAGGCCCGCATCGGTCGTGTGCAGGGCTTCAAGGATGCCAACGAGGCTCTACAGGCTGGAGAGGGCGGGAAGATCGTGAACGCGGTCTACGGGGCCAAGGTGTACCGCCCTGACGGCGTCGTCATGGGATCCGATCTGTGGGAGACCATCAACACCGAGGACAACACCGAGAGCGTCGATTACCCGTGGGCAGCGGTGAACGACAAGCTGCTCGGCATCCGCAAGGGTGAACTCATCGTGCTCACCTCCGGCACGGGCATCGGCAAGTCCTCGGTGTGCCGTGAACTGATCTGCCATCTGATCCGCGCTGGGAAGAAGGTCGGTCTGCTGATGCTTGAGGAGTCCGTGAAGCGCACGGGCAGGAACCTCATGGGCATCCACCTGAACTGCCCTCCGTACTGGTGGGATGATCGCGGCATCTCGGAGCAGCAGAAGCGCGAGGCTTTCGAGGCGACCGTTGCGAAGGTCGTGATGTTCGACCACTTCGGCTCCGTCGATCCAGAGAACCTTCTGGCCCGTGTGCGCTACATGACGAAGGCGCTGGGATGCGAGTATGTCTTCCTCGACCACCTCAGCATCGTCGTGTCTGGTCTTGGCGACGGAGACGAGCGGAGGCTCATCGACAACGCCATGACATCGCTGCGGTCCCTTGTCGAGGAGACGCAGATCGCGCTGTTCGTCGTGTCTCACCTTCGCCGTCCAGATGGCGACCGTGGTCACGAGAACGGAGCACAGACATCGCTGGCGCAGCTCCGTGGCTCGCACAGCATCGCGCAGCTTGCCGATGCGGTCATCGGTCTGGAGCGCAATCAGCAGGACGAGGACAACGCCAACCTACTCACCCTTCGTGTCCTGAAGAACAGATACACTGGTGAGACTGGTCTTGCAGGAGGACTTCGGTGGTACAGGGACAGTGGTCGCTTGGCCGAAGTCGAGGAACTTCCATCCAACGAGGACTTTGAATAATGGGCGCAGTGAAGCCAGCAAGAAGCCATCCGTGGCGTAAGGCCATCAAGACCCATGTTGACGAGGCGTCCCTTCGCAGGGAGCTTCACGACATCAACGAACAGATCAAGCGGCTCCGAGATCTCGCCAAGGAGAAGAAGGCGCGGCTTGACGAACTGAAAGGATCGCAATGATCGACCTCATCCTTGTTCCTTACATCGACTGCTTCACCCACACCGTATCGGTTGACATCGTTCTCCGTGCCGAAGAGCCGACATGGACACACGCGGTCGATCTCGCCTTCGGGTGGGATACTCGCAAGCTTCGACTGATCGATTGCCGCTTCGACAAGGCGACCGTCGAGAACACTGTTGCCGGAGTTCCCGGCCTCGGTGAAATGCCGTCGATGCCTTGGGACTTCTACGGAGCCAACGCCAGCCTCGACGATGGCAACGCCTTCTTCATGTGGCTCAGTCCGCTCACTGGAGCAGCCAAGCCACTGCTCGTCGAGGACGACATCGTCGCTACCCTCGTGTTCGAGAAGGTCTCGGACACGAAGACCATCGTGGAGGTGCTCGATGTCCTCGATATCGACTACCCGCTCTTCACGAGGGTTTACGCAACCGATGTTCCCGGCTATAATGCCCTGAACGAGGCATACGACGCCAAGGTAGGCTCGTGTGGGCAGATTCCATTCATGCTGATTGGAGAACTTCAATGAGGATTGGTTCGTTGTTTGCAGGAATCGGAGGCTTTGATCTCGG